CAAGTAGTTGCGAGTCTTCCGGCGGTTTGCCCTCTGGGAACGGGGCCTACTCACCGGGACCATGTGTCGCGTAGGGCGGAACTCCATCCCCTACGGGCGGCACTTCGGGGGCTAGACCCCCGGGCTCGTGTGAGCCTAAGATCACACACCCATTATGCGAGAACAATCACGCATAGGAGCATGCGACCGCTCTGAGAGTCGCAACTCTGCCAGATTCGGACCTACGATTTATTCCGTAGCTCCGTTAACGGGTGCACCCCGTCAAGGTAGAGATCCATGGACTTCTGTATTTGATTGTGACACATTCCAATCAGCTGTGCAGGCTTTATCGCAAGCCTGTCAACTGTCAGGATGTTTAGTGGGACGACCTCGTATTGATCTGTCCGGCTGGTTCTCAGCCGTACAGCGCAAGTTGAGGCGGATTTGGCTTTCTCGTGGTCGTTATACGGCCATGAGTGGGCTTAAAGCCTTGGCAACTTCGTTGAGACGGGCAGCCGTGTGCGGTCTGGACCGGTTGAAGGGTGAACCCTTCCCGATCCCCAGACTGCCCCCGATTGCTCCCAATCACCGAAGGGTATTGCTCCACCAACTCTCACGATTTGGTAGGGCCTTACCAATGCCAGATGGCAAGCTGGCGAAAGAAGCACTCCTTAGGCATAAGGAGACGCTTACCAGTTGGCGAGTTGTTAACGCTGAGGAGAAGGCAGCCTACGCGCAGGCATGCGCGGAGGTCTTCGCCGTGGATTTCCACGGAGCCTACCCCTCGTTGTCTTCCTCTGCGTCCGTGAATTACTCACGAGCACGAGGTGGACAGGCGGAAGAACTTCGTCTCTGGACTAACCAGCTTCGTTCGAAGGAGGTCGACCTCATTTCAGTAAGAGCACTTGTATCCAGTATTCCAGCTACCGAGCTGTTTGGCGAGTATCACATGCTTTGCGACACCAGCTACGACTCGTTTGAGTTGAAACCTGTGTGGCGTTTCGACGAGGTGGTCTTTTTGTACGATTCGTCGTACGAGATCACGTTCGCCGATTGGGAGCTTCTCAGAGAGAGGCTCTTCTTAACGTGTGCAACTTACCTCAGATGGCGCGACCGCTCCGAAAGGGGCAGCCGCCCCCGCTGTAAGCAGGCGGCGGTGTTGGAACGTGGGTGGAAGGCTCGAATAGTAACCTCCATAGGGTCGGCTGAAGCGTATCTCGGGGGAGTCTTAAATGATTTCCTTCTGGGTTGCGTCAAGCTTCACCCGAATCTCCGATCGTCGCTTCTTGGACGACCCGGGGAGAATCTATCTTGGACCGGGAGTAAAGGAAACCTGGTCAGGTCTTTGGATCTGACCACGGCGACCGATCTCCTAACCCATGATTTGGTTTTGGAGGGCTGTCGAGAGATTGTTCGTCAGTCACGTATGCCGAAGGTCTGGGCAGATATTCTGTTCGATCTTGTCGGGTCATATGAGATGCAATGTGAGGATGGCGACACTGTGCTCACGGGCCAGGGTATCCTTATGGGGTGCCCTGTCTCGTGGCCTTTGTTATGCGCCTACACGTTGTTTCTACATAGATCGAGTGGGTCCG